GAGGACTATAAGGTACTCAACAGATTGCTTCAGAGTTGTGGTGCTATCGTCATGAAAGTAGCTGTACGTAACTGCTGTCACAAACTAGATGAGCTTGGTATATTCTACAAGCTAGTCGCTCAGGTACATGATGAGGTTCAGATAGAAGCACGACCAGAAGATGCTGAAGTTGTTGGTCAGATAGCAAGACAAGGAATCATAGATGCAGGTGTCGAGCTTAATATGAGGTGTCCTATGGATGCAGAGTACCGCATAGGTGCTAACTGGAGTGCCACTCATTAAATTAATTTACTTAAAGACTTTACAGGAGGTTCAATACATGCTATAATATTACTATATAGTTAAATAAATAATTAAATATCAATAAATTACATTCAATGTATTAATAGTTATACAACATAATCTTAATAGTTAAACAACAGAGAGTAATAATTATGGAAACTAAACCAGTAGTAGTATCGTGTGAACTTCATTGGCCTTTCTTGAACAAGCCTAACGAGATGTCAGGTAAGTATCAGGTGGACATTGGTAAGCTATCCTCAAAGGCAGTGGATGCTCTGTCTAACATGGGCATTGCAGTTCGTAACAAAGGTGATGATCGTGGTAACTATGTTACTGTTAAGTCAATCAATCCAATCAACCCTGCATTTGCAGACATGGATGATGTAGACTCAGGACTCATAGGTAATGGCACTAAAGCTAACGCGGCCATCAAGCCATATCATTGGGACTTCAAAGGCAAGCAGGGTACTTCACCTAGTCTAGCCAAGCTTCTGATTACAGAGGTAGCTGTCTACGATAAGGATGGTGATGGCGGTGGTGTAGATATGGATGATGTAATCTAATGTTACTCATCGATGCCGACATCTTAAGTTACAGGATTGGATATGCCTGTAAAGATGAGACAGTAGAGACAGCGTTCTCTCAGTTGAATAACTTAGTGTTGGATATCTTGGTAAGGGGCTGTGATGATGCAGTCCCCTATCAACTCTACCTAACAGGCAAAGGTAACTTCAGGAATGCACTTGCCACAATACAACCATACAAAGGAACACGAACATCTGAGAAGCCCTCCCACTTCTATGCGTTAAGAGATTACATGACAGAGGAATGGGATGCTGTAGTTGTCGAGGGACAGGAAGCTGACGATGCCATTGCTATCGAAGCTACGACTCAAGGCAAACATACAGTCATTGCTAGTGTAGATAAAGACTTCCTTCAAGTACCTTGCAGACACTTCAACATTAATAAACGCGAGTGGTCTGAGGTTAATGAATGGCAGGGACTTTACTTCCTATACAAGCAGATGCTTACAGGTGACAGAGTAGATAACATACAAGGATGTGTTGGTATTGGCGAGGTCAAGGCAACCAAAGCATTAGAGTGGTGTGAAACAGAAGAGGATTTATATCAGGCTGTAGTGACCTGTTACAAGGGTCATGTAGAAGGAGTATATGAGAACGCAAGACTGCTCTTCCTACGCAGATATGAGAATGAATGGTGGGTTGACCCTGTAGCACGTAAGCAGGACTACAACTCAAAGAACCCTATCGCTGTATCACCACCTCAACCACCTACTAGCGCAGACATTGATGCTAAAGACAAGCTTCAAGTGAGGGTAGGTTAATGGCAAAGAAACCCAGAGTACCACGTACAAGAGCAGGAGCTAAGTGGACAGAAGCAAGGTATTGGGGATTCATACGTTCAGCACTAAGAGAAGCGAACCGTAGATTCCCACCACGTTATGCCGCCAAAGCACTGGCTAAGAAAGCAGTCATTGGTGAGCGACACCGCTTCGAGTTCCAATGTGCCTGTTGTGATGAGTGGTTCAAAGATAAGGAAGTTCAAGTAGATCACATCGTACCTGCGGGTACACTACGTAAGTATGATGACCTTCCTAAATTCGTAGAGAATATGTTCTGTGAGGTTGATGGACTACAGGTGTTATGTAAACCTTGCCATCAGAAGAAGACCAACGCAGAGCGTGAGGAGCGAAAAGCAAATGACAGTTAGACACTTAGTAATACCAGACACCCAATGTAAACCAGATCAATCTTATGACCATCTTGAGTGGGCAGGTAAGTATGCCGCATCCAAGAAGCCAGAAGTTATTATTCATCTTGGTGACCACTGGGATATGCCTAGCCTATCGATGTATGACGTAGGTAAGAAGTCATTCGAAGGCAGACGTTACACCAATGACATAGAAGCAGGGCATCGAGGTATGGAAGCCTTTCTAAAACCCATCAGAGATGAGCAGAAAAGGTTACGTCAGAACCGAAAGAAAGTATGGAATCCTAGAATGGTATTCCTTGTTGGTAATCATGAACAACGTATCGAGCGAGCCATTGAAAACGATGCCAAGCTAGATGGACTTATCGGCTATGAAGACTTTAAGCTTGACGAGTATGGTTGGGAAGTGTATGACTTTCTAGAACCTGCGATCATTGACGATGTAGCCTACTGCCATTACTTCACTAGTGGTGTCATGGGTAGACCAGTAAGTAGCGCACGATCAATGCTTACTAAGAAACATCAGAGCTGTATCATGGGACATGTTCAGGATAGAGAGTGTGCTTATTCTAAGAAAGCAGACGGCACTAGAATCACTGGCTTGTTTGCAGGTATCTACTATGCTCACGATGAGGACTATCTAAACCATCAGACTAACGGCAGTTGGAGTGGAATCTGGATGCTCCATGAAGTCAACAAAGGACAGTTTGACGAGATGCCAGTATCAATGTCCTACTTGGAGAAGAAGTATGGCACTAACATTTAAAGACTTATGCGAACGTCTTGCCCACCTAGACGAGATCACACTGCTAGAAGTATTAGACATAGCCAGTGAAGACCTTGTTGATAAGTTTAAGGACAAGATAGAAGAACGCTACGAAGAACTTGAGGAGGAATTAGAATGAGTATCAATGATGCAACACCAGAGCAGTGGGATAAAGCAAGCCACTCTGCCGCCCTCTTAAGCTATAAGAACATGGCTGAGAAAGAAGCAAGTAAGATAGACGAGATGGTAGAAGAACCGCCTCACTACAACATGGGAAGTATCCAGTGTATTGATGCCATCGAAGAGTCTATGGGTTCAACAGCCTTTGAGGGATATCTAAAAGGTAATGTCCTAAAGTATCTCTGGCGTTATACTTATAAGAAGAAAGCACTGGAAGATTTAAAGAAAGCTAAATGGTATCTTGACAAACTAATAGAACAAAAGGAATCAACATGAATATCATAGATGGAAACTTTAGTGACAAGAAAGAGCGTAGTACCACATTAGAAAAGCTACAGTCAGCTATCGATGGTATGCATATATCAGAGGCTGATGCTGATACGGAGTTTGCTCTTGTTGTATTTAACCCTGATGGTTACACCACAGTTGGTACTAGTATGAGTATCATGGAGACTGTGTTCATGTTAGAAGCCGCTAAGATGGGGCTAATGGCAGGTGACCCTGAAGACTCCACGACACTACAATAGGAGGTTACTATGTCAGGTAAAGGAAGTAGCCCCCGCCCTATACCAAACCCAGAAACATTTGACAATAACTGGGATGCAATATTCGGTAAGGCTAACGTGAAAGATCATTCAGATGAAGATATAGAGAAAGAAAAGAAATCTAAAAAGGTAAAGAAATAATGGACGTATATCAAAGTTATATTCACAAGAGCAGGTACGCTAGATACCTACCAGAGAAACAAAGACGAGAGACTTGGGATGAGACAGTAGATAGATACATCTCATACTTCAAGAACAGAGGTAGCCTTGATGATAAGACAGGTGAGGAGCTAAGAGAAGCTATCACAAACTTAGAAGTCATGCCCTCGATGAGAGCCTTGATGACAGCAGGTGAAGCACTAGACAGAGACAACGTAGCAGGATTCAACTGTAGCTACCTACCTATTGACCACCCTAAAGCATTCGATGAGATGATGTATATCTTAATGTGCGGTACTGGTTGTGGCTTCAGCGTTGAGCGACAGTACATAACTAAATTACCAGAAGTATCGGAGGACTTCCATGCCACAGAAACAATCATCCACGTTGCCGACTCTAAGATTGGATGGGCTAAAGCCTACCGTGAACTTATCACAATGCTCTATAGTGGTCAAGTTCCTGAGTGGGACTTATCTAGAGTTCGTCCTGCGGGGACAGTGCTTAAAACCTTCGGAGGTAGAGCAAGTGGCGCAGAGCCTTTGGAAGACCTCTTCAAGTTCACTGTTGAAGTCTTTCGGTCTGCCGCAGGTAGAAAACTCTCTTCCATCGAATGCCATGATATCTGCTGTAAGATTGCACAAATCGTCATCGTTGGAGGAGTCAGAAGATCGGCTCTTATCAGTCTCAGTAACCTCACCGATGACCGCGTTAGAAGAGCCAAGACAGGACAGTGGTGGTTAGATAATCCTCAGCGTGGTCTGGCTAACAACAGCGCATGTTACACAGAGAAGCCTGACTTCGAGGCTTTCTTGAACGAGTGGTCTAGCTTGTATGAAAGTAGAAGTGGTGAGCGTGGTTTCTTTAGTCGAGTAGCTAGTCAGAAACAGGCGGCTAAGAATGGAAGACGAGACCCTGAGCATGACTTCGGTACTAACCCATGCAGTGAAATCATACTAAGACCTAACCAATTCTGTAACCTCTCTGAAGTAGTAGTAAGATCAGATGATACAGTAGCATCACTAAAACGAAAGGTACGTCTTGCTAGTATATTAGGAACACTGCAAGCCACCTTAACTGACTTTAGATATCTAAGAAAGAAATGGCAACAAAACACTGAAGAAGAAGCATTGCTTGGCGTATCAATGACAGGCATCCAAGATTGTAAACTAACTAACGGAGTAAAGAATGGACTACCTCAACTACTTGAAGACCTTAAAAACGAAGCTGTTATCACTAACAAAACGTGGGCTAGAAAGCTTGGCATCAAGCAATCAGCGGCAATTACTTGTGTTAAACCTAGCGGGACTGTTAGTCAGCTTGTCGATAGTGCTAGTGGCATCCACGGACGTTTCTCGCCTTATTATATTCGGCGTGTTAGGGCTGATGTTAACGACCCTCTATGTAGCGTACTCAGAGATGCAGGAATAGATTCAGAAATAGACAACAGGTCTCCATCAACACTGGTGTTTAGCTTCCCTCAGAAAGCACCTAAAGGAGCAGTGATGTCTGCATCACAAACAGGAATGGAACAGTTGGAGTTATGGGATGTTTATCAAAAACACTGGTGCGAACATAAACCGTCTGTTACTGTCTATTATCGCGATAGTGAGTTCCTTGATATTGGTAGTTGGCTTTACAATAATTTCGATTCTTGTAGTGGCGTATCGTTCTTGCCATTCAGCGAACACTCGTATGAGCAAGCACCTTACGAAGAAATCAGTAGAGAACAGTACACAGAAATGAAGAAGAAAATGCCTAAGAGTATCAGTTGGGATATCACAGAACACAGTGACACCACTGAAGGAGCGCAGACATTAGCATGCACTGGAGGAGCATGTGAGATTTAACTAGGCAAAACAAAGCCCCTATACCAAACGGTGTAGGGGCTTTTTAGTGTATCCTTACTTCTTGATAGTCTTTGCTATCTTCTCTCCACTTCGACCTACGACATAACCGCCTAGACCTAGTTGTAAAAGCATCCATGCTTCATCCCTGAGAGGGGTTGCTAGTAGTCCTAGCGAATCACCTACAGCAAGTACCATAAACGTCAGCATTGTAATAGGTCTCCAAGAGGAGGCTATCCAATTCTCTGAACTAGCTTCACTGTTTACTATATTAGCACGAGCAGTTAACGCTTGTGTCTCGTAATCAAATACCTGTTGCATCGCCACCGCCTGTACTTCTAGCATCTTAGTCTTAGCGTTTAAGCGTTCCTCATCTGACGTATGTAGATCGTCAACTAAGTTAGCCGCAGGTTTGAATATGTTTGAAATTAAATCTGTTACACCTATCATTATTCCTCCAAGAGAGCAGGTATTAATGGGAACGAAGAACCTATGCTTTTAAGGAACTCGTTAATCACATCTTCAGGTTCTATACTTCCTGACAATATCCCATTAAGACCACTCATTGTATCATTAAACTTCGATGCGGCAGGGCCAAGTAGTACGGTAGTCGGGTCAACACCCCAGTTACTAGCACGTAGAGGATCAACCGCAAACGACAAACCACCAATGTAAGTTACCGCAGACAGAATATGGTCAATAGCTTCTCTGTCTTCCCACTTCTCAATGTCACCTGTCTTCGCAAACTCACGTAGTGCAGATGCCATAATCTGAGTTGCCAACATCATACCAATATAAGGTGCAATCACTGCCGCCTGTCTTAGCTTGTCCTCAGTTGTGCCATTAGCGACCATCTGGTTATACCAACCTTTCATCACTACGTTGTTGAACACAACAGCGAACGACTTAAGCTGTCCTATTAGCTTGAATCTTTCATCAGACATCCATGCAGGTTTCTGCACCATGCGAGGTCTCATCACAGTGTCTTCTACTATGTTAAGTACACCCATCTTAAACTGATTTCTATAGTAGCTATCTTTCTTACCACCACGTAGATGCCAGTTGTAAGCTTCGTTGACATCAAGACCTGCCTGTGCAAACTTATCACTGATACGTATCTGCTCTTCTATGTTACCAGTGTTTCTCGCTTCAGTATATAATTCAAGGTCTGACCTGAACGCTTGTTCACCTAAGATAGCCGCTGTCATACGTAATGCTTCTGTCCACTGAGGTGTGCCTGTCATGTTATAGAAGAAGTTTTCAAAGTTACTAATTCTTCCACCAATCTCATTGTCACCCATACGTGCAGATGCAGTGTTCTTTAACTCATAAAGACTGATACCTAAATCACTTATGATATCTTGCTCAAGAAGGTTTGAAGCCTCTTGCATTGACAAACCAAAACCATGTTTAAACTGTTGCTTAACAATCTTAGCACTAATCTTACCTGCTAATGCAATAGCCTTACCTGTTTGTCCTGTTCTAGAGCCTACAACGAACACCTCAGCCAAAGAAGGAAGAAGTGAGAGGGGTAGTAGCGTTGCAGATAAACCCGCTCTAATCGCATTCTGAGCCGTTCTAAGGCCATCTCCTTTAGAGGTGTCTAAGTTACGCTTAGGGATACGCTGAGATAGATTCATTGCATCAGCCATCTCTCTCAATGCGGCTTTAGCATCAAACCTCTTACCTTGATTCTGAGCATCTTCAATTACTTCATAAAGCTCTTTGTAAAACAACTCACCCTCTGAGCCAAATGTCTTAGCATGTCCTAGTCTTTCTGACATCATATCATAGTAAGAGAATACAGCTTCTTGAACGCTAGTCTTAGGGTCAAGCCAGTTGTTCCAGAAGTCCTGAGGCAACTCAGCCAACATACGATGTGTTTCAACAGCGTTCTGCTTGTTTACTTTAGCACCTGATGTAAGCCCGCCTCTGCCTACTCTGCCTTCCATACCTTTAGCAACAATCTTCATTGCCTTATCGTAGGCTTTCTTCTTAGACAGTCCTTCTTTCTCTTGTATCTCTTTAGCCTTAGCATCTACATCTGTCTTAAATGTATTAGCTACCTTGATATCAGTCTCATTACCAAAGTGTTCAAAGCCTTGCTCTTCAATCCTACCTACGTAAGCTTCGATCTTGTCTCTAGTAAGCTCTAATCCTTTAGCTTCAGCTACCGCTACAGCTTCGTTAATAAACTCTGTACGATTAGTCTTTATCTTCTTGTAGTCTAGTCTACCTAGTAGTGGGAAGTAAGTACCACCCTCAAACAAAGTAGCATCGATGCCTAGAGTCTTTAAGTCATTCTTAATTGTCAAGTCTAAGAACGTAGCCAACTGATTAGATGCTTGCTTCTGCTGTTCGTTTAGATTAGCATATGCTTCGTTCTTTAAATCCTTAGCCTCTTTACTATCTTCAGGCATGACACGATGATCATGTACAGCTTGAGCTTCTTCCTTGCTCAGCTCCATGAAGTCTCTAACACCTTTGTTGTATGTGGTCTTGTATTGCATAGCATTAAAGTGTACAGGCACTACGCCTATTCTACGACCAAAGTCACCAGTAGTCTGGTTAAACTTAGCCGCTAACGCTCTAGCTTTAGGTGTGTTTATTCTTCCTACAAACTGTGCAGGTTTATCACCAAGTACAGGAGCTAATAGTCTATTGTATAAGTGTGCAAGCTTTGTTTCAGTTACTGGAATCTTTTCATAGTTCTTTTTCCAATATCCATCCTTTGTATCCCACTCTAGAATACCCTCATCAATCTGCTTTGCCATAGAAAGGTCAGCGTTATTTCTAGCCTTATTCATAACACTACTACCCACCCCGAAAGGCAAGCCTAATATACCACCTATAAGACCCTCAACAGCAGACTCTTTCATAGCCTCCTCGATGTCAAGCTCATCCCAGTAGTTTGTAGCATTACTTGCTTTAAGAGTTGTAGTGAAATCCTGAACAGCTTCAGTAGCGGCAGAAGAAACTACAGCAGTACCAACGATTCTTCCTGTTGAGATTCCTTCCCCTACTCTTCCGCGTATATAGTTAGCCGAGTCTTTCCTGCTACCTGCATTCAATGCTTTCTGAACATCAGGTGTAATCTGCTTCAAAGCAGGAGTCATAGCCTTGATAAACTTAGAAGCGGCAAAGGGTTCTAACGCACCTAGCGCAAAACCAGTGCCAATGTCTGCAAAAGAGGCAGTGTAAGACTCGTCCATATCCTCTGCTTTCAGACCAATATCACCCA